CAGCAGGTGCAGCTATGGTAGATTTCAATAGTATACTAACTATGGTGCTAATCATCACAGGTATTGTACTAAATATAATGAGGATTAGAGATAGAAAAAGAAAAGAGGACTAAGCCTCTTTATAAGTTTTTCGTTGGACTATTAGTTTAATAGTTCCTTTACAGACTCCAAACTTGGTTGCTAACCAATTCTGTGTAGCGCCTTGATCATAATACTCTCTAATCTTGGCAGCGTGATGTAGTGATAGTTTACGTGGTTCCATTATTCTTTATCTTTATAAACTTCCCATCCATGCTCTTCAAACATAGCAGTCCTATGTTGATTGTAAGCGCTTAAGAGAGATGTTACAGCCTTTACTGTGTTATCTAATTCCTTTTGTAACTTATCATTCTGGATGTCACTGATACTGTCACTGAGAGTCATTGTACACTCACTATAGTGATCCAATGCTTTCATTACTGATTCTTTTTTTGTTTCTAAATTTGATTTCATATTGTTTGTTTTTGTTTGTTTATTTTTTATGTTTACAATTATCTCCATGCCATCTAGCGTGGTTATAGGTTGCTGCTTCTTTACCACAGTGAATACATTTAACTTTTTTTCTAGATGCATCTCCAGCTTTTTTAGGATCTCTTACTTTTTCTAAATGACCAGATTCTACATTTTTTCTACCAGTTGCTTTACCACCTTTAACACATGCATCATGTAATTGGCCACTTGCCTTTGCTGCTAATCCAGCTGGCCTAGAATCTCCTATTTTACCACCTAATGTACCACCAATTGACATAGCTAACTTAGCGTCTGTAAGCTTATTTAGTTCATCAAATGATAAACCTGGTAATTGTTTATTACCCCATTTTATATTCTTTGCCATCTTATTATGAGTTTAATTGATTTTCTAAAAGCATTTCCCAATCATTTGGAAAGTTATACATAGTATCTGCAATCTTAGCAGCAATACGTGCTGTAACGTTTGGCATATCCTTGTAATTTTTACGAATATACTTAATAGTTGTATCGACAATTTCTTGAGGATAACCACCTTCAAAGGTTTCACATATGTCACCTTCTAACATTTTGATATCTTCCAGTAGATAGAGAGTGTACATTAATTTCTCTTGTTCATTAAGACGAATAGGAACCTGGATAAAACGAGATGACATTGCTTCCCAGTGAGGTCCAGCCCATTTAGCTAATTGCTCAAAACTATAATTAGTAATCCAAATAATAGAACCTTGAAAATCAAATTGAGAAGGTACATTATTATCTTTCATTTTTTGATTTTGAGTAGCTCTTTCCCATCCAATAACACGTTCTCCTTTTGTCATTTCCATAGCACCTTTAAGCATATCAATAATAGCTTTTTTATCACCACCTGTTGATCCAGCTAAATTACAGTCATCAAATACAACAACATCTCCTGCGTTTCTATTTAAGAATAGTTTAACATAAAATGCTGCCGCTGTAAAACTAACTGATTTATTCATATCAACATCTTGTGTTTTATTAGTTTCAATAAATGCTTGTTTAACATAGTGTGATTTACCTGTACCCGCATCCCCGGAGATTATGATACCTTTTTGAGCCATATTTCCTGTTGCGAAAATTGAGGAAATCTTTTGTACTGTTTGAAAACGATTAATTACGTCTTGTACGATTGGGTTACTTTTGTGTTTCATTTTTACTTATTTTTAATTTATACTAGTTATACGTGTTGTTTTATTTTTGTTTCAAATGGTTCTTTAAATTAGATTACTATTTCCCAAGTTACTGTTTCGTTACCTGCGTTCATGTAACCCATCATCATTGATAGAGCTTCAGTGTAAGATGCACTATTTAATTCTGTCTTATCATAGTTTCTCCATACATGTGAAGTAACTCGACGTGCTCCAATTAAAGCTGCCATTTCTGGGTAGTCTTTAGATTTAGAGAAGTTAAAACCTTGAGATCTCCAAAGTTCTTTGATCATTCTGAATTGAGAATTAGTATCAGCGTACTCTTGGCGTCTATTAGAATAATTCCAGTATGTGTATACTGTTGACTGACGACGTTTCTTCATGTCTCCAATTTCTAATTTTAACTTGTTTACGATTTCTGACTTGTTCATTACTACTGGTGTGTACATTGTGTTTTGCATGATTTTACTTGTTTTTATTGATTAATTAATTATTGATACTGTAAATATAACACTTTTTTTTGACATAAAAAAATAAAAGTGCATTTATTTTCAATTTATTTTTATCCACAGTAGATTACTACAGTTCCATCGGGAAGGTAATGTGTTACGTTTGACGCAAGATTACTGTTTCTCATGAAATTATTTAATACACCCATAGTTGATACTTGTTTAGCTTTTTTAGCTTTTACTTTTTTAGCTCTTTTCGAATTTGATTTTACTTTTGACATTTTTTTTAATTTTAAATTGTTATTGTTATTTGTATACTGTAAATATAACACTTTTATTTGACATAAAAAAATTATTTAGCACTTTTTTTTACAATATTTCTAATGTGTTGAATTTCATGAGGATCAATTAAACCCATTACATCATGAGTACCTTCATTTTGGACATACTCATAATAAAATTTAGCTTGCTTTGGAGGATTAGTAAACCCAATACTCTCGAGATACTTCTCAATTTTAGCCATCATACTTTTGAACTGAACATATGGTAGTTGCTCAGCTTCGTCGAACATTTTGCGCACTTGCGCTGCAGTGTAATTTTTCATTTTGTTTTACTTTAATTGATTATTATACTACTAATATACACAATTCCGTTGACATAAAAAAATATTTGGGCACTTTTTTGCTTATTTATAGTCATTATAGATAAGCCTCCCGTGTGTGGGCGCCCGTGTGTGTTCATATTAATATAGAACTTTTGTCAATATAGACCTATTCTATATTTAGATATGTCTGGGTTGTCCAGATAAAATTAAAAAAATTCAATATTATGACAGTAAACGACATGGTTAAGAAGTTGAGAGTTATGCTCGCAGCAGACAAAGCAGTTGTAACTGAGACTAAAATGGCAGATGCTGAATTAGTTGATGGTACTATCGTATATACTGAAGGCGAATTAGTGGTTGGCGCAACCTTACTTGTAAAAGTAGGAGAAGGCGAAGAATCACCATATGCACCTGAAGGTATCCACGAGACTGTAGACGGTAAGTTAATTGGTGTTGGTCCTAATGGTGAGATTATGGAAATCTCAGAAGTTGAAGCAGAAGCTAAACCTGAAGAAGTTATCGAAGAGGTAATGGAAGAGGTAGTAGTAGAAGCTCCAGTTTCTGAAGAAGCTATCCCTGCAACTGAAGAGTTATTAGCAGGTATCGCTGAAATGATTGCTCCATTCACTGAAGAGATCGCAGCATTAACTACTGAAGTAACAGAACTTAAAGCTAAGTTCTCAAAGCTTGCAGATGAACCTGCAGCAAAACCAATTAGAAACACATTTGCGGAAAACAAAGCTATCGCAGATGATAATCTAGCAAAAAGAATGGATGCACTTAGAGCTATCCGCAAAAACTAACAAAATTAAAAAAACTATTTAAAATTATGGCATTTGGATTTGATGTTTCAGCTTTACCAAATTATACGGACCAATTATCATTGGACCTTATTTCTAAAGTTGTATTAAAAACTGATCTACTTAATTATGTAGATCTTAGAAGCGGTTTCTCTAGTGGAACTGTAGCAATTAACCTTGTTGACGCAGACTTACCTGTATCAGCATTATCATGTGGATGGACTTCAGATGGTCAAGTAACTTATTCTCAAGTTAACGTAACTATCGAGTCTCTACAATCTAAAACAGAAATGTGTATCGAAGACTTACGTGCTAAGTACACTTCTGCATTTATGAACGCAGGAACTGGTAACGATTTCTTACCATTTGAAAATGTAATTTCAGAAAGTTACACAGACAAATTGAGAAAATACAACGAAGGTTTCTTAATCAACGGTTTCGGAACTACTTTAGGTCTTAAAGGCCAAATTACTTCTGCTAACGGTGCAAACTTACAAGCTGGTACTCCAGCTGCATGGGATGCAACAAACGCATACGAGCAAGCATTAGACTTGTATGATGCAATCGACGAGTCTGTAAAAGACAGAGACGATTTGATCATGGTAGTTTCTCCTGATGCATACAGAGCATTAGTTAGATCATTAGTTGCTCAAAATCTTTACGCGTTTACTAACGCTGTAGAAGGTAATGAAATTATGATCTTACCAGGAACTAACGTAACAATCGTTAAGTCTTCAGGTCTTGTAGGTTCTAACTACAAATTTGCTGGCCCAGGTAAAATGATTATTGCTGCAACTGGTTTGACTGACGAATTGGATACTTTCCGTTTCTTCTATGACGAAGCTGCTGACGTAATGAAGTTCAGAGCTGCTTGGAGATTAGGCGTTGGATGCGGCGAAGTAAACGTATTCGCTACTAACGACATGGCGTAAATTAATTTAGACTAGGAGCTTCGGCTCCTAGTTTTTAACAAACTAAAAAAAATCAATTAAAATATGAGTTGTTCAGCATTAACGGCAGGCTTTTTAGATTTATGTAATGACGGTACTGGTGGTATCGAAAAGATTTTCATTGCTAATGGACCTGTTCAATCAATTACAGAATCAGCAGGTGTTATCACCGCTATCACTGTAGGTGGTGCTGCTTTAATTCCTTCTGATTTTTTCACATTCGAAACTCCTCGCCAACAAAGTTCACTAGCGGAAACAACTACAGTTTCTCAAGAGAACGGTACTCTATTCTTTGACCAACAATTAACTATGGTTTTCAATAAAATGGAAGCTGCT